ACGCCCAGGTTGCCGCCGCTCCCCGCGATGCCCGATATGAGATCTCCAAAGGCGTTTGAATGCATGTCCGTCGCTGCGGCGTGGTAGTCCTGCGCCGCCTGACTCGCCTCGTGTATCCGCGCGATCGCCGTCTCAATCGATCGAGGGTTGATGAAGTCTTCGTCCTTGCTCTTGGCGAGCTGCTCGTTGTATTTCTTGGCCGCGCCGGTCAGGTCGATGTACTTCTCATAGGCGTTGTAAAGGCCCTCGCCGATGCGCGCGAAGATCTCCACCGCACCAAACGCAATCAGCCCGGTGCCGATGCCGGCGATGGCCCCGCTCAGCAGGTCGCTCGATGCGATCGCTTTTTCCATCGCCCGCGGAATGCGGATGCCGAGGTCGTCGCGCAGCAGGCGCACGTTGTCGAGGCTGGTCAGCGCGTGGCCGCCGATCTTGTCCAGCCCCGCTCCGGCCTGCGCGCCCGCGACCGTGCCAGCCTCGCCCACGCCGGCCAGCTCCGTCTGCAGCTTCTTCACCGCCTCCGTGCCGTTCTGGTCGACAACGACAATCGAGATCTGGACCTGCGAGTCGGACATCAGCTTGACCTCTTCCTGAACTCAAGCCCGCACTCCGGGCACGCCGGCACAAACCGGCTTTCCATCCTCGATCCGCATGGGCACGCGGGATGCCGGCTCTCCCACGCGCGGCGCTCGTTCTTGAGCAGCACCAGGCCATCCATCTCGCAGCCGCTCAGCGTTGCCCAGGTCGGGATCGGCGCGACCTTGATGCGCTCTTCAAGCCAGATGAGATATTCGGCCCAGCGATAGAAGCCCGGTGACAAAGTCCGATCAGGCAAGGACGCCAGCGCATGATCGCGATCGTCGCCGTCGGCGCTCTCGAAGATGCGCCGCACGCGGCTAAAGGCGAACTGGTCTTCGAGCAGCTCGCCGATCGCCAGCGTCAACGCCTTCCGGTCCTGTGTCACGTCCGAGGTCATGCTCGCTATTCCGCCTTCAGCTCGCCAATCTTGTGCGCCGCGTAATCTGCCGGGTTGAGTGGCTTCTCTTTGTTGGGTCGAAAGAAGCCTGCGCTTTTAGTCGACAGCCCGTTCGCTTTGCGAAGCCTCTTCCATTGCCGGCCAGACATGCCGGCAGGGCGCCTCGGCTTAGCGCTACGCAGCGGCCCTTTACCGTCGCCCCCGTACAGCTTTGCCATGTCACTACTCCTCTGTCTCCGCCGGCGCAAACAGCCGCGCCGCCGCTGCTACCTTGTGCCGCGCGTCCATCCACCTCACGGCCAGGTCCTTGTCGTCCCTCATGCCGTTCACCTGGTAGCCGTCGAAGCCCACGATCAGCTCGTCGTAGATCTCCACCAGCACGCGCTGCGCGCCGCTGTAGAACGTCTTGCCGCCCCGCGAGCCGCCCACAACCTTTGAGCGCGAGATCTGCCGCATGTAGCGGTGCACATGCTCGGCCGTGGGGGTCGAGAGGATGTGCCGCGTGATCCGCTCACCCATGCGGCCCTGATCGTCGGCGGTCCACAGGCAGCGCAGGAAAACGCTCTCGCGGTCAAAGATGAAGGGCGCGTCATCCGGCCCGTCGATCGCTTCCACGTTGAGCAGCATGTTGACGTAGGCCAGGCGATGGGCGAGCGGCAGTTTTGATTGCCAGCCGGTTGTCGCTGCCGCTTCGTCGCCGTAGCCGACGGGCTTCGCCATCAGCTTTTCAAGCAGGGCGAGAGCCGGAGCGGTGGAGTCGGTCTCGCGGGTTACCTCTCTGCCTTTTTGTTCGGCGCTGATCACGATGCCGTCGAAGTAATCGAGCCATTCCTTTTCTTCGGCGCGGCGCAGCTCGACGGCAAACACCCGGCCGCCCTGGCGCAATGCCAGCGTGCGGCCATGGGAAAGCTCGATCGGGATCTCATTTGGTTTTTCGGTTGCAGCAGGCGATGGATTGGTCATGGGAGTACTCCTTCACTTCGGATTGATTTTGAAATCAGATATTCCGGAGTGAAGGACTCCGCCGTGCCTGAGCGTCGCGTAGGATGCATCCGCTCGTCCAGCCGCTGTAGGATGCGGCCGGTGAAACAAAGAAAAAGCGGAGCGCCGGCCGACTTGGGAGCAGCCGGCGCTCCGGAGGTAAATTCGTTACGACGCTGCCGGGGCAGATGCAGCCGGCGGAGCCACTGCGGCGCTGAGCGCGCTGGTGTTCGCTTGCAGGCTGGCGGCGACGGTCTCGAACTGGGCGGCAAGCGCGGCCACTGCGGGATCTTCGCTGTTCAGCGCGGAGAGTTGGGCGGTGAGCGTTGCAACCTGAGTTGCATCTGCCGAGATGGCTGCGGTTGCAGCGGTGGTTGCGGCGGTGTTGGCGGTGAGGGCAGCAGTGTTATCGGCAAAAGCCTGCTGCAAAGCGGCGAGTCCTGCGGGTACGGTTGACATAAAGCGCTGAATCTCCTTTGTGAGTTGTTGTAGATCGTTTCTGAGGCCCTTGAAAAACATCGCTGCCCCTTCCGGCTGTGTTTGCTTGCGTGCGTGGCTTACGTGCCCAGGTAGCTGGCGATGCCGTTGATCACCGTGGCTGTGAGCGGAGCAGCTCCGCCCACGCTGAGGATGCTGGTCTCGTCGGCCTCGATCTGCCACACCGTCATGTTGCCGTCGAAGCCGAGCTTGTTGGCCTTGAGCACAAAGGTGGGCACGCTGATGTTGAGCTGCGCGGCCGCGCCGGAGTTGATGGCCCAGGTGCCCACGCACTGCGTGTTGTTTTCGAGCAGCGTCGAGATATCGTCGGTGTCCTTGGCTGCGATCGTCGTCTGGAAGCTGAACTTGCGCAGCCCCAGCCGCGGGAAGATGCCATAGAGGCCGCCGCCCGGCGCGGTGTGGTTCATCACGCCGGTCGAGAACTTCCAGGTGCTCGTCATGTGACGGCCTACGAAAGACACTCCAGCTCCGACCGGGCCGAGAGTGAGTGCGCAGTCCGAGCCGAGCAGATAGGTCGGAATGTCGAGCGCCGGCGGCGTTGCCTGCGCGCCGTTGGTCCAGTGCCCGGTGCCCAGCAGGTTGGCGTCGATTGTCACCGCGCCGCGCGCCGGAATGGTCAGCGTCACGTCGCTCATGGCCAGGTCAAAGATGGTGCGCTCGATCGCCGCCGTGTCCACCATGTAGATCGAGGTCGGAATTGCCTGGGTGGTCGTCTCTTCAAAGCTCATGGTGTGCGTGTAGGGCGATGCGCCGCCTGTCACCGTGTCCTGGCCAAAGAGCAGCGCCAGTGCCCAGCCGGCGAGCCGCGCGTCGAGATCCGCCTTGAAACCAAACTTGGTATCCCAGCCCGTGGTCTGCTCGGTGGTGGTGAACTCGGTGCCCTTGGCCATGTTCTTGTCGGTGCGCTTGGTGGGGCTCATGTCGAGCACGCCCGAGCCATCGAACCGCTGCTGCCAGCCGGCCACAAACTTGGCGTTGACCAGCGGCGTGCCATAGGCGGTCTGCTTGTTCGGCGCGAGGTAGAGCTGCCTCGCAGATTTTTTCTGACTTTCAAATGCCGGCATGGGCGTCCTCCACTGTCACTGCTGCTTCGTCTTCGTTCACATTCGGTGCGGCGCTGCCATCGGCCAGCTCAAACACCAGCTCGCCGCCGATGCGCACGTTGCTGAGCACCTTGGTCCACTCGTAGGCGCTCACCACTTCCTGCGCCTCGCCCGGCCTGAAGGTGTAGTGCATGTGGCGATTGGAGTAGGTGAGCGCGCCTTTATCTCCTCCGGCCAACTTCTCGCCGGCTGCGGTCAGCCGGATCTCGACGTAGTCGCTGCGGTTCTTCTCTGGACTCATTGGGCACCCCCCGGAAACTGCGCGATCCCAGGCACGCCGATGCGCACCAGGTAAACCATGCCGACAACGTCGTCGACGAATGAATCGATGCCCGCCAGGCGCACCGGCGCCGATTTGCATCCAGTGCCATCAGGCAGCAACAGAAGCGCTCCAGCTACGATCGGCAGCACCTGGCCCACGATGATCTTGGCTGACTGCCGCTGTGCTTCCTTCGATCGCAGATCCTCGGCCCCGCACCAGACTTCGTAGAAGTGCTCGCAGTCGTAGGTGGTCATGGTGATGTCGAGCGTGGGCGGATAGGCGGAGCTGACGTAGCGCGGCCGCGCGCAGGGCAGCTTCAAGACAAGTCCGTCGCTGTCGTCGATCTCCGCCTCGCCGATCGGCTGCGTGTCGATGCCGGCCAGGTTGCGCGCCAGCAATCCGGAGAGAGCGGTCTCAACGTCGGCGGGAAGGAACTGGGTGGGCATTACTTCACCTCCAGCCCGGCCGCTCGCGCCTGGTCAAGTTCCCACAGCCGTACCTGCTCGCCGATCCGCGCTGGATCTTCAGGACGGAAAACAAGGAAGGGCCGCGCCGGGATGCGGATGTTCCGCGTGAAGGCTTTGACTGTGACAAACGTGACACCTGAAACCGTCTTGCGCTTCCGCATGATGTCGTAGCGTCCGGTGCCCTTATCCAGGACGCGCACCTTCGCGGACACGTCGCGCGACTTCACGCGCAGCGTGTAGCTGTAGCTCTTCACCGACTGCGGCCCGCTGTAACCGTACTGGTGAACGGCTGCGTAGCTGACATTGGTGCCGATGGTGACGCGACTCTCAGTGGTCCGGTAGCGAATGGAGTTAATCAGGCGGCTTCTACCTATCAGTAGCTTGTGCCCCTCTCCATCGCTGCGCATCCAGCGCTTTGAGACTTCGCTGAGGCGCGGCCAGCTCCCAGCCGGCGAACCTTCCTCTGCAAAAGTTTTACGGACGCTCACCATCTGACCGGAACCGAGAGTGCCCATCAGGCTGATGCGCGCCGAAGCCTGCGTTTTCGCGTCGAAGCTAGCCAGGGCGGCTTCAACGCGCTCCGCATCCACGCGAACCACGATGGCGCTCATACCAGTCCCTCAAGATGCCGGTCGTTGAAGACCAGGTGGCGATCGCGATTCGAGATCTGCGGCCCGGCCGTCGAGCTTTGCTGCGCGGCCTGGCTCGCGGGTTGATCGAGCGACGCGCGGCCTGCAGCGATGTCTTTGAGGAAGCCCATAGCGTCTTCGTACCGCTGGCGGATGGTCTCCGTCATTTTGGCGTTTCGCCGGCGCGAGAAGAGCAGATAGACGGCCAGGTCGAGGGTCTTGGCCTTCACGTCGTCGCCCACCTGCAGCGGCGTCACGTAGCGATTGCGGCAGTAGCTGTCGACCATGCCGCTGGCCTCTTCAAGCGCGGCCGACACAACCGTCGCGTTCACCTGGCCCGTGTCCGAGTCGTCGGTGAGCTGCACCAGCTCGGCCTGCGTCAGCCGCAGTGGCACCAGGTCGGATTGTGCGGCGTAGGCCAATTAGGGTCTCGGGTCTGGGGTGTGGGGTCTGGGGGAGGGGGAGTGCGTTGCTGCCTTATTCGGCTGGCTTGATTGCGCCGGTCTTCAGCAGGTGGTCGGCTTCCTTCGCGCCCAGGCGAATGACCGTGGGCTTGTCGTCCGGCCCCTTGCGGAAAATCTTGCCGTCATGCTTGATCGTGCTCTGCACATGGAACGCTGAGGTCTTTACTTCGGAAGCTGCCATGGTCGCTTTCTCCTTGTTCGTTTAATCAGGGGGCCGGCTCGCGCCCGGCCCCCTGGTGTTACGTTGTGCACCGTGATGCAACCTGGTGCACCCTAGTGCACCCATCTCATTTTTTTGTTAGCCTTCGACCTCGCCTGCGACTGCGGCCATGGTCTCGCTGTTCACTACGCCGAGCAGCGGGTAGCCGGTCTCAGATGCGGTGACATGCGTGTCGTAGTACCAGTCGACCGACTGCCAGTACATCTTCTTCGACTGGTGCGGATCGATCCATTCGAGCACTCCGTAGCCGTCAATGGTTCCCGGAGCCGAGGGCATCGCGATCGAGTTGCCGTTGCCGTCGGTGATATTGCCGCCCGCCCACACAAACGTCTTGGCGCAGCTCACATCCGTGCGGTCGGCGTTGGGCTTCGAGTAGCCCAGGAACGCATTGTTGCCCCAGATCCACGACGGGATGTT